TGGGGATTAGACCGTACAATGCAATTGCTTTTTCGGGTCCTATTGCCGTATTCGTTAGCGTTTTTCTCATGTACCCACTTGGACAGTCCAGTTGGTTCTTTGCACCGTCCTTTGGCGTTGCGGCAATCTTCAGATTCTTACTTTTTCTACAAGGATTTCATAACTGGACACTCAACCCCTTCCATATGATGGGAGTTGCTGGTATACTGGGAGGAGCACTCTTATGTGCTATTCATGGTGCTACTGTAGAAAACACACTTTATGAAGATGGCGAACAATCAAATACTTTCAAGGCATTTGAGCCGACTCAAGAAGAAGAGACTTATTCAATGGTTACCGCTAATCGTTTTTGGTCGCAGATTTTCGGTATTGCGTTTAGCAATAAGCGTTGGTTGCATTTTTTCATGCTGTTTGTTCCTGTTATGGGTCTCTGGACATCTTCAATCGGGATCATCGGTCTTGCACTCAACCTTCGTGCATACGATTTTGTATCCCAAGAATTGAGAGCAGCAGAGGATCCAGAATTCGAAACATTTTACACAAAAAATATACTTTTGAATGAGGGGTTAAGGGCTTGGATGGCTCCAGTAGACCAGCCGCACGAGCAGTTTGTATTTCCAGAGGAAGTGCTTCCCAGGGGAAATGCACTGTGAATCACTATCTGGTTCTTGTATATGGCATATGCTTTTCTCTTATCGCAGGAGGTGCTTTTGCTTTGATGTGGAGCAATGTTCAATCTATTAATAAGATAATGGATAAACCTCCTAAACCACGTCATCCAGAAGCACCTGAACCAGGAGAACAAGTAATGTATGTTGATTTATCTAGAGAAAAACTAGAGAATTTATATGGTGACAAATGAACCTATACCAAAGTGGGTATATTGGATGGGCATTGGACTAATGTTATTCACAGTCTTTTGTTTTGGTATTATGCTTGCAGGTATGATCTATGTGTGATATAGTAAGAGGGTTAATTCCCTCTTTTTTTATGATCGGAAATCTTGATCCTGAAGAACGTATTATGGCTAAACCGACTGTGTATGAACAAGTTGCATCCCTAGTCCGAAAATATGGATGGGAAGAAGATGATGAGATTACTGTTGAAATGGCAGGAACTCAAGTCTCTGGTATTGATGTGGGTGAAGAGTACAATAAAAGGTGGCAATCTCCTATTGGCACTCGTAAGTATAACAAAGATGCCTTTATTGTTATTAAGAATCAGTCTCGCAGGGACCTGACCAAATCTCAACCTTTCTCTGAAGGTGAATTTAATCCACGACATCCTCACGAAGGTTAAACAACCTCTTGCTAGAGACCTTTTTTGATGGTATGATGACTTCAAACAAAACTAAATTCATGACTAATAGAGACTGGGAAGCAATGAATAGTCTTGAAGAAGCATTCAATCAAATTACTACATTTGAGTTTCTTCTTGAGCAACTACAAGAAGCAGTAAATACCAATAACACTCAACGCATCGTTGATACTACTGCTGCATTGACGGCTTTTTATACTCCTTATTGTAATAACTGGGATGATAAATTTACATCTGCATGGAATAAAATAATTCGAAATGAACCTAATTCATCTCATGACACTTCTTCAGCAGATGAAAATACAACTGATAGGGATTGGGAAGACTTTTGGAATAGTTTCTGTGAAGAAAAATGCCAACCATGAAATTTGGTAATTAAATATATACTATTAAATTATAAAATGACTATGAATTTTTTAATTTATTCAAAGTTTGGTTGTCCATTCTGTGTAAAACTTAAAAGAGCAATGGAAATTGCAAATCTTCAACATAAAGTTTATATGCTAGATGAAAATTTTGACCGAAATGAATTCTATGCTAAATTTGGCCATGGTTCAACATTTCCACAAGTTGTATTGAATGTTGAAGGTCCTGATGATGGAACTCGTTTAGGTGGATGTACAGAAACTATTCAGTATTTGAGAGAAAATAAACTAGTTTAAGATCAATGGAAGAAGTTTACGATATCGTAGAAAAAGCAATTGATCATGCATTTAATGGTAAATTCTTACTTAAATTTTACGAGTATCTTAAAGAGAGAAAAACCAAAAGAGTGGAGGTAGTTGAATTTATTCACAGTTCTACCGCACAAGAAATTACATCTCTTATATGTGAACTTGAAGAATATCTTGAAGGTGGTAGTGATTATAATCATAAATTCCTTCGTGAAGCATATGGACACATTCCAAAACCACAAGCAAGAAAGATAAAAGTTTATTTAAATGATATTATTGATGATGCAAAGAGGTATGACTATGATAGAAAGCCAGGAAGGAGAAAAAAGCAATCTAAATAATGATGAACTCGGGATTAACCGAGGAGTTGAGCTACTATTAAGAAAAAGGAGAAGAAAGGAATCTGAACCCAAAACTTTTGAAGTAAAGTTTGGTAAAATGATTGCTCTCTTCCGCAGAGAGTTTCATTTTTATTTTGAATTCAGTTTTGATTATAAGAAAAAATTCTCTGGAGAAAGGCAATGTTAGCAGTAACTCTTACCATTAGTACTCTTGTTAGTATAATGTTCTTTTTTGTTGGTGGTATGCTAGGATGGCTAGCAAGAGAACATTTCTATCAGACTCAACCAATTGTCACTCATCCAGAAATGTTTGATGAAAATGGCAATGTATTACCAGATGAAATTTTAGCAGTACGATTTGAAAACAGTTATGACAACTACGAAGAAGAAGACGAGTAAGACAACTCAACCAATTGGAGCAATATTGCCTCCCAATCCATTTGTATATGAAGTTTTAGAACTGGCATCTAAACAAAGGTCAAGTGCTAAAAAAGTGGAGGTTCTTAAAACATATGAACACATTTCATTAAAGTCTATTTTTATTTGGAATTTTGATGAGACTGTAATTTCTGAACTTCCTGAAGGCGATGTTCCTTATGGTGATGCAGAAGACCAATCAGTGTATTCTGGATCTCTCTCTGAAAATTTGGCAAGAGAGGCCCGTGGTGGTGAATCTGCCACTGGTCAAGACCTTGATGGAAGAGGTAAAACATCTCTTCGTAGAGAGTATCGAAATCTCTATCACTTTGTCAAAGGTGGTAATGGTGGGTTGAATCATATTCGTAGAGAGATGATGTTCATCAATCTTCTTCGTGGTCTTCATCCTAAAGAGGCTGAAGTTTTGATTTTGACCAAAGATAAAAGACTCTCCACAAAGTATAAAATTACAAAGGACATTGTTTCACAAGCATATCCTGATATTCAATGGGGAAACCGTTCTTGATAATATTATGACTGAACAAGTTGCAGAAAAGACAGAAGTTACTCAAGAATCTAAAATGGAGTCATGGACATCATCTGAAAAGGAAAATTCTAAAAAAGTATATGGTTGTGAAATTATGATTGAAAATGGAACTTGGGAACAAGTTACCACTAAAGAATGTCCTAATGATGCCCATATTATAAAGTATGAAGTTGATGGTGAGACTCGATATGATTTAACTCGTAGTCAAAAAGTAGTCAATATCTTTAACATGTATTGGGATAAATTCCGTGATGGATTAAAGAGTATTGAATATGGTAAGGGTGCATATAACCCTAAACTATGGGGAGCCAAACCTCCCAAGGAGAAAAAGAAATGAGTGCTGGATTTGGTGGAAACCCTGGAGAGGGTAGAACAGGAAAGGATGCAAAAATTACAATTGATTTAGATGCAATTGATGGTGTGGTTAAGAAGTATAAGAAAGTTAAAAAATACATGAAGTCAAATATGTATGCCGTGATGTCAATGGATGGAACTGAACAGATTGTTAAAGAGTTGATTGAAGAAGCAGAGCAAAACGAAATTTAGCTTTTAAATCCATTTTAGGGGGCAAAAAAATCTGGGGCTTTTTTGCTCCTATAAGGTTTTTAAACAGTATCAAATGATACACAACAAAAGTACTTGACTAAATAAGGTATAAGGTCTATAATAGACCTGTCGTTCATCCAAGAGGCAGTCGCTGTGCACATAGCATAGAAAGACACATCTGGACGCAAGTAAGTCGCGGAACGGAGCGTTCATCCTATGATTGAGTTACTACTATTAGCTAATTTACATAGTCCTCCAAACATGACTTGTCAGCAAGTTAGAGAGGTGGCAGAAACCGTACTGGATTCTGATATGTCTCAACAAGATAAGCAAAGATTCTTATCTCGTTTGTTTGGACAGCATATGATGCTAAAGTGTCTTAAGAAATAGGACGCACACGACTGAAGGAACGGGAGATTAAATTCACCCTAGTATTTCAGGAGAAACACAATGAATACACTTCTCATGATCAAGAAGCAGATCGACAAAGCATCTGCACTTCACGACGCTCAAATTGCTCATACTGCATATCGTGGTGTTGAGTATAACGTATGTGGTCATGAACCACATGAGACTCACGGTACATTCTGCTATCGTGGTCATACTTATAACAAGTGAATTACTTGTATTAGAATGCATAGGAGAGGTTGACTACCTCTCTTTTTTTGTCTATAATTGTAGTAGTTGACTCCATTTCATGGATAGAGATAAATTAAAACTCATCATCAAAAACATGGAACTCCTTCTCGATTCTTTGAAAGCAGAAGTGCTTTCTGAACCTGAATCGTACTTACAGGGAGAATACTTAAATTATCCACAAATTACTGACTATGATGAGGTATTTGATGATGACGATGGATACCCCGATTAAAAGTATGTACGAAGAATTAAATTGCTTCGAAGAAGCCCTTAAACATTTCGGAACTAGAGTAGAGTTTGCTATTGCTATGGAGATGGGTAGAAAACTGACTCCAGAAGAAGCATATCAAATTATCAAAACTGAACTAAAAGCATTAAAATCCTGTCGTAAGAAATTTAAAAAAGATGAATGTTAGATTGATTAGTGTGACTCCTGATGCGGAGAAAACAATGGGTTATGTTGCTCGTGTGAGCAATCCCTCTAACCAAGAGAATCCTAAAGTTGCAGGACTTCTCAAATATTGTGTGAATCACCAACACTGGTCTGTGTTTGAGCAGGCATTCATGACGCTTGAAATTGAGACTACCAGGGGACTGGCGGCCCAAATTTTGAGGCATA